GGGGTGGGCCATTTTGCGGACCCTGTCCCCCCTCTTTCGAAGTTCGAAATGGACGAAATGGACGAAAGCTCGTCAGAATTCTCGTTCAACAACTTGATAGTTTCCAGTCAAGTTGAGTTCGAGAATCTCTTCAATCGCTTCATTCGTTGCTTCGACTTGATCGGCTTCGGTGAGGTCAGTACTAGTGGTAGTGACCCGTGCCAGGTAGGCACAGGTGTGGTAACCTTGAGTAACATCAAAGTTAAACCACTCTTCGAACTCATCGAAAGGATCGTAAGGATTGTCCTCGGTAGTGAGTGCTAGGCGTAGCATGGCTCTATACACCCCGTTTCAAGGACAATGGACAGTTGACAATGGACAGAAGGCTAGCCATTCAGGTACTCCCTAACTCTAGCTGTAGAAATGCCCAATGCCTCAGCGATCTGTGCTGTGTTGGCGCCGTTTGAGCGAAGAGTCTTGATTCGATCCTTCTGAGCGCCTGCAAGAGGAAGCTTCTCCCTTGGCAAAGCCAGTGACTTGATGGTGTCAAGATCAGAGTTGGCTAGAATATGCTCCATCATCGAGTTAGATATAGCACCCTTCTGGATGGCTTCCCACTCACGAGGGGTAGGGACCACTCTTGTGCCTTCTCTATCGTAACCAAGACGGCGGCGGGCGGTCTTGATGGCCATGGCCTCAAGCTTAGCCCGTTCTTTCTTGGTCAAATTTGGATTTGATTCAAGCTTCTTCTGCACAACACCTTGTGCCACTAGCTGTGCCTGCCGCTCTAGGGGCTTCTGTTTGAGGGCCCGGTTTAATTTAGCGCGGAGGGTGGCAACTTCAGGGGCATAGCTCTTAGCAGCCCGGGGGTCTCGTTTGATGGCGGGGGTTGAAATAGCACGCTTCCTAATATCGTTGGCCATGGCCTTCAACTCGTTGGCGTGCTGTGCGTAAATACCCTCCATCAGTGTACCAGAGGACAGCTTCCTAGCATCGGTAGCCTCTGCCATCCTGGTGGTCTTGGTTTGCTTCTTGACTAGCTTGCCCTGCTTGTTAATATAGGACTCGCCAGTCTCCTCGTAGACCCTGCGACCGGTGGCTGCATCATATGGACCGCCCTTCGCTGCACTGCGTGGCTTGCGATGGGGTACATACTGGACACCCTTGGACCTGGAAATAAGAGTGGCTGCACCTTTATCGGCGCCACCCTGGTACTTCCTCTTCAATGCGGCGATGCCGTTGTCTACCTCGGACTGTTTGTAGTTGAGATTATGCTTCTCGGCATCAATAACAACCATGGAGTGACGAACAGCCCGGGACAATTCATCGGCACTGGCACCCTTGAGAGTCATGTCAGTAATAAGATTGGACACCTTACCCATCTGGGTCTGAGTATCCGACATCCTCTTCATCCCAGGGTAGCCAGGATATGTTCTCTTGGGGTCGAATCCCTTCAATCCCTTGAGTGGGGCGGTGGAACGAATCCTGGTCTTCCCTTTGTTGGGAATTACCAGGACGGAGTCGCCATCAAAATCAGCACCGCTAAGACGCTCAGCGACAGAAGGATGGATCCCAATAGCATCCCTAGCATTGCCAAGAATACTTCGAGACTTCTTACCTCGGTTGTTAACAGTGAGCGTAGGAATCTCGAAAGTCCCGCCATGAGGATAACGCACGAGACTAACAACGTCACCGTCCCGATAGTTAGGAGCATATACCTCACCCTTCTTGAGATGGGGCATCGGCAATAACACCTGAGAGGCTTGACCTGGGAGGGCCTTGGCCTTAAGATGTACCGAAGCCGAGTCGCAGTCATCAGCCAGGGACATGAGCATCCGCTTACGAATAACGGGATTCGTAAGACCCATGATCTCATCGAGCTGCTTCCGCTTTTCATCACGGACAGCCTGAAGTTGGCGCTTGGCCAATTTGGGGGACTGCTTGGATAAGAACTGCGAGGCCAGGGACTGGGACCATGAGTCCCACTTACCCTCCTCATTCACAATATTGAGTGCGCTCAGTTCCTTCTTGCCAGTCTTCGGGTCCTTAAATAACTTCTGTTTAACGACCGCACCAAATGGATTCTCGGGATCATCCTTCATGGGCTTGAGGACCGTGTGGTCCTTGGAGCCCAGCATGGGCGTCCCCTTCTTCTTGTTGGTGTTGAAGACTATGTCCTTGCCCTTCGGAATATCATCCGAGTACATGGCCATGCCCTTGAGGTAGTGCGTTCCATCGACGGAAATACGCACCTGGGCGTAGTTTGAGCCACCGAGGCTGAGCTCTTTGACTCCACGACGAAGCAGAATAACCCCATCCATGTCAGTACCGCCGTCTTCGGCGTACTTGATGGCGACCTTCTTCGAAGATATGGCTCGAGGAGTACGAAGTCCGGTCGACAGCAGCCCCTTCTCGTCGATCACAACACCGGGAGTACGGATCTTGTCCCTCTGTGCATGAATATCGGCAGCTTTGGTGCCGGGAGGGGCGAGAACCTTGAGGATGGTGTAGTTATCGCTGTTGGCCTGCTTGACCTTGACGTCGTGAGTAGTATATCCCTGAGCCTTCAGGGCCTCGACGGCCGTCTTCAAAGATGTCGACGAACACTGGAGGTTCTGCTCAACGCCGAGACCATACTCGATGAACTTCTTCTGCTTCACCTCGTCGGCCAGAATATCCTTGACCCGGGTGATCTCGTCCTTGCGATATGACGCGTTGGGCTTGAGAAGCTCTCGGACCGAGGACTCGTTGAGCCCCATGCGTCGACCGATCTCTGTGTTGGGCAGACCGGCGTCCTTGAGACGAGATGCTCGAGAAATATCGCCCGCCTTCTTCTCGGCACGAGCGATGCTGTTCAGGGCACGGTACTCGGTGGTGCTCATGCCCCAGGCCTTGGCAATATCGACCTCGGACATGCCCTGAGCTTTGAGCTTGTCTCGCTCGGCGAGGAAGCCCTGGGCGGACTGATATGGATCCTTACCAGATCCCCACGGATAGCGCCCTGAGTGGCGTTTAGTCCCGTAGTGTTTGAGGATATCGGAGGGCATCAGTTCTCCTCAGTCTTGATCTCCTCGATGAGTTTGTCAAACCAGACGATCTTGTCCATGATATGGGCGATGTCGTCGGGCTGTGGTGTGTCGACCAGAATATCGTCGTTCTGGTAGATGCGAGTCTCGACGTTGATCTCGCCGGGCAGCTTCTCGTACTCCAGGCAGAACAGTGCTGCGTAGATATGAAGCTGGACCATGTTGACGCGAGTCACGCCGGTCTTTAGGTCGTGGATGCGGAGAAGATGCTTCTTCTCGTCGAAGCCGATGGCGTCGGCGGTCCCGAATGCGTTCTCGCTGTGATATAGCACGACCTCAGGGTCAAGACCGTAGCCAATGGCGTCGTTCACGTAGGCGTTGAAGGTGGCCTTGTTCCTCGGCATCCGCATCTTTAGGCGAATATGCTCTGCGGCCAGGGCGTGAAGCCTGGTCCCCATCGCTGCCGCCTGTGCTGTCCTGAACGCCTCGCCCAGCTTCTCGTCGTCGTAGTTGACCCAACTGTGCTTGCTGGCGCTCAGAAATGCGTGCAGGCCCTCCAGCCTTGAGTGTACGTTCCAGTTCATCGAGCGTTCCTTTCTCGTTCTCTGGGTAAATGAATGATGCGAAGGACCACTCACCGAGCTTGTCGATGAAATGATCCTGGTTCGGTCGATGAGCAGCATCTGCGCTTCTCTTGACCTCGAGTGCGGCCCACTTGGATCCGAATATGATGATCAGGTCGGGTATGCCCTGATTGTGGTTCGGATCGTTCTTGAGGATGAGGCAGCCAGGAAGGCGGCCCTCGATCCTGGATATGAGTCCGCGTTGGTAGTCGCGTTCGAGCATGGGGTCTATCCTCGAATCAAGAATTATACCCACGGCTGGCCGGGGCGCCGCATGTGTCGGTACTCGTAAGTTGTTTGAGTTTACTATGCGGTGTTGAGGTAGCGTAGTTTCAGCCAGCCGTGGGAGCTGTGGCGAAGGAGGGGGTCGAAAATATAGAAGGCCCATCTCCTTCATTAGGATACATGTTCGCGACGCGGTCTATTGTACATGTCGTTGAGACTTGTGGTGGGGGTGTCGGCTAGTGCATGTACAACACCCGCTTGTCAGATTTGCCAACCCGAGCCTGTTTATTCTCTATATATAAGAAAATTTACTCAACTCCTAACAACTAGAACAAAACTGGCAAATTGGCAAAATGGGGGTATAAACGTTGAAATTGCAACGAAAAGTGCTTGCCAGATCGTTTGCCACCCCCGTTTCAAAACTGGCAAATCGCCCCAAAACTGGCAAAATTTGGCGCACGTGTATAGTACAGATTCTGGCCCGTTTCAAAACTGGCAAAAAACTGGCAAAACGCATACGTCACTCCAGTCACACAAACAACAGAATCGTTGCCCACCCGCCGCACCAAGTGGTACAACGGGTGGTACAACAATCACCTCAGAGACTCGTAAAAACCCCTCTCATTGAAGATCTCCTTGACCCTAATCGCCCTCGAAATGGCCTGATCGATGGGTGACTGGCTCTTCAGGTAGTAGTAGTTCAAGACTGAATAAGGAGTGTTCAGCCTGTCGATTCGCCCCTCACACTGCTCCATGACCTTCCAAGAGTAGTTCTGAGAGAAGAATATCATCGTGTCACAAGTGGTACAGTTCCAAGCTTCTGCACCAGCCGTGTATTGCACGAGATACACCCATCGCTCACCCCCCGGCAAGGCCTCATGCTTGTGTCCGTTGTACTCGGCGATCGGTACTCCGAGAATATCCCCCAACGACCGCAGCATGAAGAGCTCATAGTCGAAATTATAGAAGATGATGACCCGAGGATGCTGCTCACACAGCTCCCTCACCGCCGCAAGTCTCACAGGATCCTCATTCGTCACTCTTCTCAAGACATGACAGAGGCCTCCTGCGTTCTTGATGGGCTCTTCCTTGTACGGATCGAAGCGGTACTTCTGGATCGTACGATACGGCTTCTCCTCATAGGATACCGGGACGTCCGTCCGCTTCTTGGTCGTCTTCTTAACGAAAGGCATGTCCACGAGGACCTTCTTCCGAAGCCGTAACAACTTCCCCTGCCCAAGATATCGCTCAAGACGAGGATAGCCCGCTCTATAGTTGAACTGGCAGTGCTCCCTCTCGAACTGGGTGCGGTTCTTGAAGAAGCCATTGGCGATAAATACCGGGCAGTAGTCCATCCAGTTATCGCCAGGCGTGCCAGACAGCATGATCCACTCGTTGCTGCGAGCCATCTTGACAAATGTCTTGGCCCATTTGCCGTTGCCGATAGCTCTTTGCTCATCGAATATGATGAAAGAGTCACGGATGTCACTGTAGTTACTGATGTTATTCCACGAATCGACCGTCGTGTAGTCCGTCAGCCCATACATCGAGACATCGCCCTGCCAATCAAGGTCATCCCTCTTGCGAGCAGTGGTGATTATATATAACCTGGGTCCTTCGGCAAGCCGCCTCGGAAGATCGGCCGGATGCCGCACCCCCAGCACTCTCTCGACGTAGTACTGGAGGGCGACAACCGACTTCCCCGAGCCCGGCTTACCGGTCAATATGCACCCGTTCCTCAGGTTCTTCACTGCTTCGACCTGATGGGGCCACAGATCAACCGGCCCCATGGTTCAGTCCTCTTCGGCGAGTATCTGGACGTATGCCTCGTCCTCACTCACGGCGACACATGGAAGGTCTTCAAATATGACCTTGTCCTCGATAGCATCCCGAATGGCCACCATGAGTCCTCCGTCTTTCATATAGGCCAAGATATTGAAGATGCCCTCCTTCTCGTAGATGATCTTATCTCCTCGGCTGATAACTAGAATGATGTGGCCCGGTGGAATCACGATGCCTTCCTAGTGAGTCGACAGGTCTTGGTGTATACACCCTCTTCTATCAAGGTCGCGTCCCAAACCGCCAGGTCAAACCAGACTCCTTCGAGACGGCTGGTGTTGAGTCGATAACCACCGATAAACTGACGCTCGTCCCCTGCCCTTCCGAGCTGGTCCTCAATAACCGCAATCCGTTCGAGTCGTCCGTTATCGTCCACTTCAAGAATCACGATGTCTTCCTTTCGATATCGTACAGCGACGGCTTCATCCAAATAGTTGTCAGGTGGTTGACGTCGTCCTTCTGCTCCCACTCGCGAGCCGAGAAGGTCATGATGCCTCCGTCAACTAACCGGAAATACCAGATGGTCCAACCGGTCTCGTCGTACTCAGCCCAGCGTTCATTGAACTCGGCCCTCCGAATGTCATTCCCGTACTCCCAGATCAGGATATACGGATCATGCCCGTCGTTGTGCGGACTCTTGTACTCACTCACCACAGAACTCCTTGGTAGATGGTTTCCCACTTGCGTCGTTTGGCGTCCCACGCCCTCTTCATCGAGTCGCTGTGAGACTCCAGGAAGAGATTTGAGAGCCTATTATCAGTCAGGTCACCATTCAGGTGTGCAACTCTCTGCAAGGGCTCCAGAGGACCGTTGAAGGCCTCCCAGACCAGCTTCTGGACATACTTCGTCCGTCTAATCCCACGGTCCCATAAGGTTACCTGAACATAACTGTTCGCCCTGAGACAAGGCGTAAGAATCTGACCAGTCGAGATACGACGAATCCTACCGAGATCACTGACCTCAATATCGTCGACGGTGCTGTCTTTAAATGTCTCAGTAGGAGCCAAGTCGGCAGTGCTGGGGAATTCCACTCTCCCTCTCTCCTTTCACTCCGTCGACCATGCGAATATAGTACTCGACTGGCATGTATTCCTTTCCGTCCTCCTCGATGATTGGCTTGTACTTCGGTCCGTCCTCCTTATCGCCCTTGGGCGGATAGTAAGGGTACTCGTCACTGAGATACAGGTTGTCCAGGGCGCAGTTCCAGACGTTGCCGTCTTTGTGGCAGAGATAATGCGAGTTGACCTTCTCTCCCATGAATGTCTCCCAGACGGTGAAGGCAACCGGGAAGGTTCGACTCTCCCCGTCGACACGGACTGAGAACATGAGGTTGGTCCTGCTCGGAGGCATCATGGGCTTGATACGATGCAGGGTGGTCATGTTGATCAATTCGCCGCCCTTGCTAATAGCAAAGCCCGGCCAGCGATCCAGAGGCGTGAACTCCTCGTTCAGGTCCTTCAGATATAGGTTCCCCAAGGAGCAGTTCCATGGGTCGCCATCTACATGCCGAACCTCGTGCATGAATGGGATCTCGCCGTGGAAATGAGTCCAGATGATCTTGCTGAGGAGCTGAACCCGGTAGCGATGTCCTTTGTAAAAACGGATCTGCGGAAGACCATACCTGGACGTCCGGATGGGTATAAGCTTGCCTGAGCGCTTCCCGTAGATAGTCCCGTCCTCTCGGATATCGTAGATGTTCGGGTCGGGCATCGGGTCAGCGGTTGCCATTAGTAGCCTCCTCCACGAGACGGTATGCAGAAATCATGCCGTCAGCTACTCCGAGTAGCCCCTCCTTGTGCCAGGCGATCCAGTAGTCGCCGTGTCGTTCCGCAGTATATGCTTTCATGCCCAGTCCTCCTTGACAACTACGGTATCGTCAGTCCACTCCTCACAGATGAATTGGTCGATTGGGAGATATGTCTCGGTGTCATCAAGCTCGACAATGACCAGAGCGGCCCGAGGGTCCTCATCTCCAATGTCCCCATCACAACATAAATCCTTGATCTTACGCTGAGCCACTTGACCATCGAGAGTCTTCAGAATCAGTTTCATTTGCGTCTCCTACACAAGTACAATACAGAAAAAATGATGATCAGTTCTTGTAACGAGCGGTGATGACTTGGGATACGTCGTCGACGTCAAACTCACGGAGGCGTGAAGACAGGTAGTGGAGGCGACAGTCGCCGGTCTCCACCTTGAGGTCGCCGTGTTTCGTCCAAGTTATCTCGCCCTCGATAATATAGAACTTGAAGTCTATCGTCTCGATGTTGACAGTCCAGAGGTCAGGTTCCTTAGCCTCCTCGCTCGGAGGGAGTTCCCAGATAATCAGAGAATCGTCTCCGACGATGTCGAATGAGCAGTCATCGGTACTGGCCTGGACCTCATGAACACCGAGTTCGTTATTGGTATCGACCTGTACGATCCACTCGGTGAACCCGGGCTTGTCGACTTTGGCTGTGGCGACGATGTCGAAGTCGTAGCTACGACCCTCGTGTTCGTGGTAATAAAGCTTCTTGAGCATGCGTTCGTTCCTTCTAGTGGGTATGGGGGCCCCAGGTCTCCCCAGGGCCCCCGTGGATATGGATTTCAGTGCAGGATCGGCTCGTAGAGACCCCAGAGCTGACCCTCGGTCATGAGGTCGAACTTGTTGTCGCTACGACGGATAACCCACTTGCCGATAGCTCCCGTGTGCAGATGTGCCTTGATCTCCTCGTCGCTGGCGGCCCAGTTGCGGACCAGACGGAGATTGTCGTTCGTGATCTTGACGGCCTCGCAGACGCTACGGCGAGGTTCGAAGAGCTTGACTTCGAGTGGCATCAGAACGGAACCTCCTCGGTGTCGGCGTCCTCGGCGTACATAGCCTCAAGCTCGTCCTCCACGATAGTGAAGAAGCCTTTGTCAAGATATGCCGAGCAGAACTCCACTCCAGCTTGAGTGCGTCCGTGGTAGGGGCGGAGGGCAATATCAGCTCGCTCGAGGTCTGCGAAATCGAGGGCTCCGACCGTCTGCTCATTCAGGAGAGTACGAGTGCGTCCGATGATCGAGACGATCTTGGGAGGACGGCCTCCGAAGTTGACCTTCACCTTGATGTAGGGAAGGGGTTCCTCCGTGTCGTCCCGAGGCTTCAGGGTCTTGATGTTGAACCCTTCGGTCCGGAAGTCGTCGACGGCATCGTCAGGGAGGATGACGCAGAAGGTTCGCGCTGTGTTCCCGAAGCGGTCTTTCTCGCCGGCGAAGTTGCGGAAGAGGAGTCGGGCGTTCTTGATAGTGTAGGTGTTGACGGCCATGTCGTGTTCCTTTCTATGGGGTAGTAGTCTTGGGATAGAACTTGGTCGACGAAATAAGGAGGCGAGTACAGATCGTAGTTCATGGCCTCCTCTCTAGGGGAGTACAGTTCGCAGTTCCGGGCTTCCTCTCTAGGCGGATGATGCCGTGGTCGTGGAGGCGCATGAGGAGCCACCGGGCGTCCCACTCCTCTATGAGAATGTCGTAGAGCCTCTTGATCCAGTCCTCCTGCGAAGGATTCAGTAGGTCACCGAGTTCTTCTTGAAGGAGGTCGACCTTGCAAATGAACGACCAGAGCTCGCTATCCGTGGTCTTCTCGATCACCGACGGAAGCGACGACAGAAATGACTCGATGGCTACTTGGCTGCCATGAATGAGACGGACCGTCGCAAGCTCGGGGGTCTTGTCACTCATCAGAGACCCCCTCAATGGAGTTGATTCCAACGATAAGTCCCGCATCGACGAGGCGGCGCACGAGGTCCCGGTCGTCCAGCTCGGTACGGCAGATATCGAGGAGGTTCTGGACTGTCTGGCGACGGTAGTGCCCATAGCTGCTTCGGTCACAACACTCGAGCTTGTCGATGAGCTCCTTGATCTCGTCGTCCTTCAGATTCGCCACCTCGTCCCGGAGATAGCTGGTGTAACCGACAAGGATATCGTTAGCGGTCTGGCCGCCATCGTAAACAGAAGAGAGCATTGGTTCGTTCCTTTCTATCGAGAAACCTAGAACCCGAGTTGGGTTCTAAGTGTGAGGTTGGTTCAGTTGGTCTTGAATGTGTCGCAGATGTTCTTGGCCATGGCGAGCATGTCCTCTTTGGTTGCTGAGAGATGGTGCTGGTCGCAGTAGTCACGTGTCGCGTAGTAGGCGAACGTAGCTATGGCGAAGCCAACACCCATCTCAGCAAGGTTGGTGAGGACGTACTGGCGGGCGAGGGAGGGGCAGGACATGGCAGTACCTTTCTGGTGGGGGTCTCATTATATGCCCTGCCCGTCTCGCGATTCATACTGTTAGGAAGGTACCGACGTCCGTATACTTCTGAATTTGCCCTCGGGCAGCGTCCACGAGTTCCCTTCCATATCGATTGTCCAGCTTAGCTCGCCAGTCGTCTCCGGCGTCTTCGTAATCAAGCCAGAGATACCCCTTGCAACCTCCGACATCGCCGTACGAAATAATCTCATTACCCTCGCCGTCCACTCGATGATTCTCCCGTACAAGTCGACCGCCCCCGGGAGTGTCTGGGTTAACAGGAATGAAGCGCCCGACGCGTCCGACGAACTTTCGGTCATTCTCGCCGAATTCAAGCAACATTCGTGTAGTAACCGATCGTGTCTGGGCGACATCTTCGAGAGCCAGAGGATCTCCGGTGAAGAGGGTCTTGTAGACGACGGGCTCTTGGAATTGCTTTCCGGTTGCGTGCCATCCGTCTTGGTCATGTGCGATATACACGGCGTCGTTGACGAGCAGCATACGATCGTAGGTCGCTTCGTGCTCGAATGTGTAGCCGTACTTCTTCCCAAACTCGAAGACCTCCGATATGATGCGATCGTCGGCGTTCGGGATCTTGATTGAGTCCGTCTTGATGTGGGCAACGGTGTATCCTTTCTCCTGAACGAAATGCTTCAGGTCGACCATGAACAAAGCGCCGCGCTTAGCGACGATGTTGTCCACGTTCCGGGGGTCTCGGAGTGGGTTGTCGAATTTGGCGGCGGTGAGTCCGTACGTCGAATTCAGTGCGATCTTCAGCGCATAGGCCAGAGCGTCGAGGTTCGAGTCGTCGTCCAGATATGGGGCCAGCGCACCATTTAGGATCTTTCGAGCCTCGTCGAGTTCCTTGTGCTTGATCAAGATACGAGCTTTCTTGAGCTCGCTGTACCTCTTGGTGTAGGGCCCGAACAGCTGGAGATTCTCGATCGATGTCGGGTGCATCGACGCAATATCCAACAGGGCCACATTCTCGTGGTATCCGGGCTCGGCGTAGACGTAACCGCCTTCGCCAACCTCTTCACCACGATATGTTGACTTGCCGTACTCGTACTTGTAACCGGGGAACATCTCCGACAGGTCTGCGTACTGCAAGTACTTCTGAGTGTCTCGCTGACCCTGGAATATGATCTGGGTGGTCAGCTTGTTGGTGCTGGAGTTGACAGGGAGACCAGCGATCGCAGCAAGGATCTGACGGGCCTCCCAGTCCGCCTCCAGATGGTCCCATACCTTCTCTGTGGCGATGACGTCGTTGTCGCAATATGCGGCGACCTCTTCCCACATCTCCTCCGGCACCGGTTCGTCCCATGGAAGACCGAGCTCCTTGTGGTGGATACCCAGCTCGATCTCCCACTTCTTGAGGGACTGCTTCTTGGCGGCGAAGTCGTAGATATCAGTGTAGGACAGGTTGTATGCCTCTCGGAATCCTTCCTTGATGAGGTTGTTGATGATCTTACGAGAGAGGTGATAGAGCTGGATGTTCGAGTAACCCAGGATGCGACCGTAGAGGATATGGTTGTCGTACCGACGGTTGTTGTATCCGACGAGCTTCTTCTCGGTAAGATCAGAAATCTCATTCGGAGTCGGATTGATCATCCGCTGGATCTTGTTGGCTCCACGGACCTTCCAGTTCACAAGGAACAGGTTCGGAAATACCTCGACGTCGTAAATGATCGGGGTATCGTCGTCCGGCTCCTCATAGGTCTCCTCATGGTCGCTCTCCGAGGAGAACGGCATCTCCTGCACCAGCTTGATGCAGTAGTCGGCCTGATGGGTGGACTTCATGGCGAACGTGAGGACCTTCTGCCTCATGTCCGACACGTCGTAGTCCATCCCAGACTCCTTGGCGTCCGTCAGCACCTTCATGATGAAATCGATGCTAGGCTTCGTCCCGGGGTGGAACTCCTTCCGAAGGTTCCGCTCTATGAGTTTCCGGATGGACCTCTCGTTCTGCATGACCTCCTGACGGATCAAGGGTTTCTCCTTGACGGGAAGATATCCGTCCTCAACCGTGGTAAGGCCCTGGTGGGCGGTGCACTCGGTGAGGCGTCGACGGAGGGCGGATTTGCCTGAGTAGACCTTGCACTCGACTCCGGGCCGCACCAGCCGTGAAAGTACGGAAGGATCCCCCGAATATCGATAGTGGATGTGGATTCCACCCCCCGATCGGCTGAGTTCAGCATAGGAGGGAACCCACCTGCGAGCCTCTTCCAGACACTTGTCTCTGTCCTTGTCGAGGTCGATGTCGATGACGACGTCTTGCTCGGGTACGAGGACATAATGCTCCTTTCTAGTGTCCAAGTCCTTCAGTGTGGTCGTGACGTCGTCCCAACGTTTCGCTGGGAGGCCGTTTTCATTGGCGTACTGTGCAGGACAGTCCTTGTATAGCTCGTCGAGATATGACGGCTGCTCTTTCATCTCGGTCCAGTCCGAAATCGGGCTCTCCTTCTTCTCCCCCTGGGAAAATTTGGATTTGAGTAGCCCTTTGTACACCTTTCGCCTGCTGGTCCCATCGATCATGATGCGATCATGGAATTCCTCGAAGTAGTCCCGGATCTCGTCCTTGAACTTGTACATGGGGTACATAGCTCCGTCCGAATATGTCTGGGAATACTCCTTGTACATCTCGTAGATGCGCTTGAGCGCAACGCCGTCCTCGTCGTCCAGCTCGTCCTGATAGAAATCAAGGAAATTGAAGATGGGGTTGGTCTTGCTCATCATGCCGATGGGTTTATAGTCGTCGTAATATGACGGGCCCTTGGACTTATACAAGTTCATGCAGTGCTTGACGATGGCACCGCGCTCGTCCTCGATACGAGACATGATCTCGTTGTACCGATGAATATCGAGCTTTCGTCCAGAAGGCTCAACGTCGATAAGACGCCTCGTCAGTCCGCTCTTCGAGTCGGTGATGCGGACCGGGAGGTTGGTGCCTACGAATAACATCGCTTCGGACTTGAATGAATAGAGGGACTTTCCCTTCTCGTTCATTACCATCGGCTCGTGGGATACGAGGCTGTTCAGGCGGCTGTTGTCCGCAATCTTGGCGAGATTACCATCGTGCTGAATGGCCGCCCGAGGGTTTGACTTGAACGGCTCAAGAGCAAATTGTTCGCTTGGGCGCCCAATGGCCGCCGCGTCAAACTGAACGATATGATCGTCCAACAACCTCGATATGAGATTCAGGACCGTCGACTTACCCGATCCAGCAGATCCGTAGAGCACGAAGAACTTCTGAATCCAGGCAGAGTCGCCCGTGAATACGGAACCGATGCCCCACTCGAGTTTTTCCCTCTCGTCCGGATCGTAGAGGGTGCTCATGAGTTCCTCGTAGGCTGGGCATGGGTCGTCGCTCAGAGAATATGTGAGTGTTCTAGTTGCGTAGTCCTCCTTTCTGGGGGTCTGGTTGGCGAACAGAATCTTGCTGTCGAGAGGGTGATAGACGTCCGGAAGCTTGGACATCCATGCCTTGTAGTCGCTATATGTCTTGGAGTCGTAGTCCCCCAGATACCGTGCCCAGACGGACCCGTCAACTCTCTGTGAGGCCTCTTGGAATTGACGGGTGACGTCTGCGTCCACGATACGAATCAGGTCGTACTCATGAGTACTCCAGAAATGCGTCTCGGGGTTGTACACGGCGTAGAAGGACTTCCCACGAACCATGAGATCCTTGAATTCGTGCACACGCCAGGCCGGCCGTACCTCGGTGGTGCCCGATTTCAGGGCTCGCTCCTTGATCTCGTAGAAATCCATTTGACTCCTTATATGTCGTAGTTCTCCGCGAGATAAAGTTGCATCTGATACCAGAGCTCAAGGCGGTTCTGGCTCGGGAACTCCCCCGACTCGTAGAACTCGGGAACGGACTTGAGAGGGAATATGCCCCCACGTCCGTGGGAATCGTACTGACGACTCATCCATCGGTTGATAGCCTTCTCGACCTTTCGATCGAGCTTATCATCCAGCATGACGTCGCAGTCCATGAAGTTAATTCCGAGGTTGTTTATCATCTCCCAGAAATAAGGAGCGGGGCCCTCGTCATCGTCCAGCTCAAACGCCATACGATCGGCCAGCCCGAGAAGAACCTCGAGAACGTTGGCTGGGCGCTTGAGAAATGCCGGTGGGAGCTCGCCGCCGTAGCGGTTCCGCCACTCGCGACCATCCATGTCCCGATTGCGGTCCATCATGGCGGAGTAGCGGAACTCGGTACGGTAGAGCTTCATCAGGAGGAAGTAGCTGTCGAACATGCTCGGCAGCTGACCTTCGTCCTCACCCAAGAATGAGACTAGGAAGTCGAAGTATTCGTCTTCCATCAGTGGGATCCTGAGTACGAGTCCTCAACGACCTCGAGGCGAATATCGTAGGAGAGGTTGAAGTTGCGGATCCACATGACCGTGATCTCATCAGGTCCGAGTATGAGCTCGACGTCGCCGAGCCACTCGTCCTTGTTGTCGATCGTGATCATGTCCGTGTCACACAAGACCTCGTCGTCGACGAAATACATCAAGTTGACGCGCTCGAACCCGAATGCGCCCTCGTCGTACTCGCCCTCGGAGATGGCCCGGATGGTGTCCCCCTCCGCGACCTCCTCGTCGTCCTTTTCCTCGAAATCCTCTCCCATAATCTCGGAGAGGTCATCCTCCATGGTGATGTCGAGATACTCGTCGTTGACGATCTCCTCGTACTCATCCATTGTCGGCTCCTTTACTTCCTCCTCCGGCTCGACCGGAGTTTCTACAGCCTTCTCCTCAGGCTCCTTCTTCTCGCTCTTCAAGTCCTGCACGGCAAGAAATGTCGCCGTGAGACCGACGACGAGCGCCGGTAGAAGTTTCACTTGCGTCCCTTTCGTTTAGTTGCTCGACCGATGGCGAAACCGATCAGGATCAGAAATGCTACCTTCATCGAATTGCCACCCTGTCAATCTGGTCGTAGATAACGCCGTCGACGTTGAAGTCGAGAACGAATTTGGTGACCTCGCGTCCGAGGACCGGGTCGTAGTCGCGGTAGTTGAATACCTCGAAGTTGCCGAACTCGACGATGCCGTCGCCGTCCTCATTGTCGTAGACCCAGCCCACCACAGAGCCAGCGGACGTCGGAGGCAGGCCGAGACTCTTGTACACATCATTCAGGAGCAGATATCCACGAGTCCGCAGGATGTCGTTGGCGTAGTTCTCCTGAGCGTGGAGGATCATGAGGCTGTAGTCCTCGTTCCCCTCCCAGGCTTTCGCGTTCTGGTCGAACACGACAGCATATGGCGAGACCCCGAGCTCACGCATGAACTCCTCAGGCTTGAGCTGGAACTCTCGCCCTGTCTCGTTGTAGTAGTCCATCTTCGCCTTGTCGAGGGCGTTGGCGTCAGCCTCGGCGAGAATGCGCTCGGTCTCCTCCTTACCGAAGCCTTCCTCGATACGGTCCTTGTAGTTGCGGAAGGACTCCTCGAGACCGGCGTAGGCCATGGACAGACCCGCAATCCGGTGTGCAGAAATCCGGTGCGCCAGGATCAGAGAAATGGCGGATGCCGTTCCAATGCTCAGCGGCAGGGCATAGTGCTTGACAAGATGCTTCGCAAGGTTGCCCCAGGCACGGGCCTTGGCGATCTGAATCTCTCGCTTGTCGAACTTCTCCTCGTCCTCAGCCGCCTTGACTGTCGACAGCTCGTTCAGGTCCTCCCAGGTGACCTCGCCGACGCTCAGCGTCTGCTTGGCCGTGAGGACCGCGGTTGCGGTGAAGCCGGCGATCCCCAGCCCCGTCAGGATGGCGGGAGCGTGCTTGGAGACGATGAGAGCGCCCTTGCCGGCGAGGCGCGAAATAACAGTAAGACTCATGATGCGAAGTACTTCCTCTCGTTAAGGCTCTTGTAGACTGCGATTACCTGACCGTCACTCATGCGGTCAACCTTGGCGACCCACGCCGCCGATCCTCCGTATGCTTGGCGCAGCTTAGCGCGCATCTGCTCGACGCTCATTTGTTGTTCCTTATGTCGTTCACGATCCCTGCGATGAGAATGGCGTTGATAACTATTAGGCCTGCGAATATGACCCAGACCGGCAGGGATCCTAGACCGGCGAGGATGAGAAGCAGAATGAATACGGTGAGAAAGATGGATGCGAGACTGTAGACAGTTGTCATCTCTTCGTCGTTCATCGGACGTCCTCCGGTTTTGGTAGGTCGAGAATGTATCCATTGCGGGAACGGACAGCGCGTCCGCTTCGGAGATCCCGCCATCCCCAGTTCTCATCCGTGTACGACTGGGAAATGCCGGCCATGCCGTACAGGTCTCCCACGGTCGCCACGTCGTACTGGTCGCAGATGCTGATCAGATGATTCAGAACATCCTCGGCCTCGCTTCGGGTTGCGAATATGATGGACTCGAGATTGTGTTCCCGACGGTCCCTCTGAGTGTACGTCCGCTCGGTTGGAGTCTCACGACGTCCGTAAGTCCGATTGGAATATGAGGTGTAGGTCTTGTTGCTGCGAGAGCGCTGAGGACCGCCGTCGCCTCCGAAGAGCAGACGGTCGATCCCGGATGTGAAGATATCGCTCACGGCGTTCTTGACGCTGGGCAGGGCAATATCCCATAGAAGGTAGTTGGCCACCTCCTTGATGTCCTCGGCGAAGAACGCCTGAAGCGCCTGCTTGCCGAGACTGCCCTTGTCAATACGCGCCGGAGTCTTGACGACCCTTTCGACTGCAGGCTTGGTCTTCCGTGAGTTGGAGGGGAAATCCCCACGCACGGGTACGTTATCGGTCATGTTCGCTCCTTCTGATATGCGGGGCCCCAGGTCTCCCCAGGGCCCCGCTCGGGTTTCTCAGGCCTCGATCTGGTTGAATACGTCCGGCCGCTCCTTCTTGGCCTGCTCGATGAGCGCCTTGGGCATGACGCCGTTGAAGAACTTGATGCTCTTCTTCTCGTCCTCCAGCAAGCTCAGAACGAACTCGTCGTAGAAGATGCTGTCCTTGAACTTGGCGAGGATCTCCGGCGACTTCTGGAATCGCTTGCCGTCGGACGACCGCTCGCCGTAAGCCTTGTCGACGATGGTGCGGAAATAGTCGAACAGTTTGAACTTGTCCTTCTTGGTCCAGTCCTCGGGCTTGCGAGACATGAAAGCCTGAAGCGTGTCAGTGAAGCCGTCGGGCTCCGACTGCTGAAGATCGATCAGGTCCACCTTGTTCATGTGGAACCAGAGGGTCTCGGTGACCATGTCGCCGTCGAAGGTCTCGGCGCTGACGTTCATCTTGATCATGGATATGCCTTTCAGTCCATCGAGTTGAGAGTAGTGGCTGCGAGCGACTTAGTCTGCTTGACAATATGGTCCCACGAGGTCTTCTCGTCGAACTTGTCGCTCTTCTGGATGACGCGCTTGACTGTCTTGCCGTTCTCGGTGAGGGTAACCACCACGGCCGCCTGAAGCTCCATCGTTCGTTCCTTTCTGAAAATGAGAAACCTAGAACCCGAGTTGGGTTCTAGGGGTGAGTAGGATCAGTCGTTGGTCTCTTCGACGAGCTCAGCGTCCACGACGTCGGCGTCCGATTCGATGGCGGCGGGAGCCTCGTCATCACTGTCGCTGGAGTTAGCAAGGGCCTTCACCAGGACGAGCGCTGCGAAACCGGCTGCGGCGGGCAGCACGTAACGCGCACTCTTCTTGGCGACGGCACCGAGCTTGGTCCAGTTGACGGCGATGATGGGGGTCTCGTCTTCAACGGTCTCGGAGTGCTCGATGACGGTGGGAGCGGTGTTCTCGGACATGAGAGTTCCTTTCGAGTTGATGGGGTCTCATTATAGTGCGTGCAGAATTTGCGAAAGCCTATGCCCTCTGTTGGAGGGCACGGCGGTCTAGTTGGTCGAGGGGGTCTTCATGGAGTCGATGGTCTCAGCAAGGGTCTCGGCGTACTGTCGTCCGGCCTTGTCGCCGACATATGTGCCGAGGACACTACTACCGACGCCGTAGATGGCGGTCAATACCACTCCGGCTGGAGGGCAAAGAGCGCCGACAACGGCACCGGCGGTGATGCTGGCGGATGTCGAGGTGACAAGGGATACGACCTTGTATCCGGTGGTCTCTTTGAAACTCATGGTAATTCCTTTCTAGATGGGTCTCGTTATATGCCGTGCTCCTTTCACGAAAGCTTGAACCACTTCTCCGTGGGCTCGACGACGAAATCAACGACCACGACCGCCTTCCCGTCATCCGAGACCTGGGCACCGTAGTGCACCTCGATCTGCCTCTGCTCATTCCATCCGAGCTGGTCGCCCAGGGAAATACCCTCGAGGCCGATGCCGGCGTAGAACTCGTTGAGGCTGACACACATCTCACGAAGGAGCGTGTAATTCAGTTCATTGACGACGCGGTCGATCTTGTTGACGGTGGACTTGAAATAGCGGCCGCTGTAGGCGTCGTAGAACAGGACGTCGCCTTCACCGCAAACCACAGCTGCGTCACGAGGATATGGATCCATCTTGGATGCGGCATTCTGGGAGATCGTCTTCTCCTCGGGCCCAAGGCGATCCTGAACGGAGGCACGATAACGGTCGTACACCTGGCGCGTGCCCTCGTAGGCGAGGAGCAGGGACGACTCACGTTTGACCGAGATGCTGTGAGCGCCGACAACGCAAGCGCCGGTGGCCAATATGGCGATGGCTGGAGGAGCGTAGATCTTAGCGTAGATCTTGATTCGCTGCTCCTTGGTGAGGCGCCGGAAGTCGTCAATATCCCACTCCTGCATCTGACGGTCCGCATGGACGCTCAGAGCGACCGACGCCCCGAGGCCCAGCAGCGCCAGTCCGGTGAGGATATGATGCGAGTTGCGTACGACGAAGTCCTGGGTAGCCTTGATGAATGCGAGGTTCATTTGCTCTCCTCTCCGATATTGATGAGTGCTTTATACCACTCGTTATCTTCCAGATTGGCCTCGCGCTCCCGAATGTAGTCACGATACATCGTCTTTACAGAATCACTCACGCTACTCTGGATAGCATTGATGAGCATCTGCTTGGCGACTTCGGGGGTTACGTCGGCTGGAACCGTGAGTGTGACTTTCTGTGTATTTGTGATGGGATCCAGATCGGAGAATTCCAGCTGGATGTCATCGTGGTCCATTTGCATTCCTTTCTTCTAGGAGAGAGTCTTCTCCCCAGACGGCGTTGAGTAGCGTCTCTTTAACATCCTCGAGGTCGAAGTCGGCGGGGACCACAAGAGTAAATGCCTGGCTATCGTTGCCGAGATCCAGTTTGCAAAATATTGTCCTAACCAACGGCTCCTGGTCCATGCTCGTTCCTTTCTATCGAGAAACCTAGAACCCAGGTTGGGTTCTAGGAGTGAGTGTCAGTTGGCGGGAGCGTTCTGCTCCGCGGCTTTCTTGGCTGCGTACTCCTCGACCGTCTCTTCAAGCACCTTGGTCATGTAGTACTGGGTGGCGAAGGAGACGGCGAGGAGGGCAACGGAGAAGACGACGCGGGTCATGATGGTTCCTTTCGGATGGGGGTCTCATTATAGGCCATGCAGACTCCGCGAAAACCTAGAACCCGTGAAGGTTCTAGGAGTGTGTCAGAGATTGTGATCGATGGTGGTGGGACTGGTGAAATCCTGCTTCGAGATCTTGTAGCGGGAAAGCACCCACTTAACGATGGCGTAGATTCCAACGCAGTAGATGACAGACTTGACAAGGTTCTCGACGAGGCGGGAGATCAGCATGATCAATCCTTTCGGTCTATGGGTCTCATTATATGCTCTGCTGATCCTGCGAGAAACCTAGAACCCGAGTTGGGTTCTAGGAGTGAGGATCACTTCATGGTGGAGTTGTGTCGGAAGATCTTCTCGATCTCGGCCCAATCCTCTTCTAGATACTTCTCTACGTCGTCGATCTCCTGGGTGGACGGAGTCGAGGCAGTCTTAAGGAGATGCCGCTGGTGGCGGACAGTCTTCTTGAGCGCCTTGATCTGCTGGGCCTGGGAGTAGACGGTGTACAGAAACATGACGAAGGAGATGAAACCGAATGCGATGAAGATGTTGGACATGACGGATTCCTTTCGTGAGGGGTCTCGTTATAGGGCTTGCAAAATCCGCGTTCCCATTTTCCCACCCGGGAATTTTTGGATTTCGAAAATCAGAAGCTTTGCGAAAAACCTAGAACCCTTGTGGGGTCCTAGGTCTTTCGTGTCTCAGATGCGGATCTTGGCGACGAATCCGAGTGCCTTGGAGGCGACGGGGAAGATCTGCTCAGCCTTCACGATGGCGAGGATTCCGAGGATGGAGCCGGCGGCGCCCACCACCGCATCGGGGCTTGGGCAGAAACGACGGTGTTTTGCGTCTTGAATCTGCTCAAGCTCCTTGATGCTGCGGAGAGCTTCGCGATAGGCTTCACTGTCGGGATCCATGCCGTCGATGAAAGCGTAAGCCTCTTCGAGGGCCTTCTTGGTGTTCGGCTTGTTGTCGGACATGGTATTCCTTTCAAATGAGGGGTATCATTATAGACCATGTCGATCCCGCGGATCGTCAGACCTCGGAGACCTTCAGAGTGGCCGTGTCCTTCTTGGTCATGTCCTGAGCGGGAGTCTCCAGAGCGGCGTAGACCTCCTGGTTCTTGTGGTCCACATGGAGCACGCCGTCAACCTCGGGCTCGTAGCTCTTGGCTGCAAGACCGAGCAGAGCGCCCAGGAAAGTGTCGAGAGCGGTGATGGTACCCACAACCGCCTCAGTGTGAGGGAACCCCCACAAACCCGCCAGGGCGAGATACAGGGTGGCGAGGGCAGGAAGCAGGATCTGAGCAATCCACTTCAGAGTGTTGTAGGTCTGATTCGACAGCGACATAGCGCTTGTCCTTTCTTCGGGTGTCAGGAAAATGGATCGGAAGCCGGTTCACGGCGTCCATTACCTTTTCGGCAGTCCCGTTTCCGCCGAAAGTGTGGTAGGGCTGATACAGATACTTCTGTAAGTCCTCAAACTCATCGATGGTGATGTAACCACGGGACAGATATGCGGTTCCCATAGCCACGATCTGGTTGTGCGCTAGACCCAGCATCAGCTGCGTCTTGGCATCATGCCTTTCCACACGTTTCTGGAGATATGCCCAGAGACCAGTACTGGTGAGAACGGAGCCGAATATGGTGATCACCAGCTCCACAGTATGAGACATTTAGCCTCCGATAGAAACGATTGGGCGCACCCCGTACTTCTCGGTCCACTGAGCCCAAGTGACTCGACGCTGGTCGCCGTAGTACAGGCCGAAGTAGTCCTTAGAGATCTGATCCCGGAGCCAGAAGGACTCGCCCGGGGTCGGAATCGGGTTGCCGACACGGAAATACGAGAACTGACGAGAGATGGGGCCGATAGTGTGGGCGTCGCCATTGATGCGGTTATGCACAAGATATGAGCCGAACATCTCGAACTCAGACGGAATGGTGAGTTGCGGGTACTCCCAGGTCCAGTCCTTCTCCGTGCGCTCCCAGGCATTCCCGGTGTTCTCGTAACCGTGCGGCTCCATGACAGGGAATGTCCTGAAGTCCGACATGGCGAATACCTGTGTAAGCGTGGAGAAACGTACCATGCCATTGGAATAGTCCCGTCGCATCTTGGAGCCGTTCCAGCCGTATTCGCACCATCCCGACTCGCCGATGTTGTCGATTCCGAGGTTACGGTCACTCATGACCGTGATTCGGTGCTGATTCTCACCATTCGGGTAGTCCAGCCACCGGTCGAAGTCGACAATGATCCACTTGCAGGAATTATCGTTGTACTGCCAGTAGTCCCCCAGCCACAAGCCGTCGAACGTCCCGTTCCGAATGGCAGCCTTCTGGGCGGGCGTCATGACCCGTCCCAGGTTGTTGCCTCGAGTAATGACTCGCTTGAGATTCGGGTCGTTGTTGAAGGCGTTGAGGAAATCGTTCTTGTTGTTCAGAGCGATCTGCTTGGGCTGCATGACGCTCTGAGCCCACTGAGCCCACTGAGCGCCAACCCTACCGCGACAGTCCGTGACTTCGAAGTCTGTGTTCGTCTTAGCTCCCCTGGGGACCCGAATATAGGCGACGATGACTTCGAAGGTTTCGTTCGTCTGGGTAGGCTGCGGAACACCTCCGCCCGAAGTTCCCTGAATAACACGAGTACCAGCGGAGCGAACGCTGGGTGTTTTGTCAACCCTAAGGACTATGGCATCGTATCGATCGCCGTCTGTAGCGCCCTCGGTGAGTGCGTAGACCTTGTTCGCGTCGTTCTCAATCCAGTGTCCCTTGAACCAGGCACGCCCAGACTGTACGATGATCTCTCGTCCAGAGCCCTTGGCCACTTGATAGCCTCGACCCCAGTTCTGGAATATACCGTCCGAGATGACTCCGTCGAACATGCGGCCGAAGTCATCTGCGGAGTACTTCCGGTCCCCATTGATGGAGACGAAGAATCCTGATTTCTCTGTCATGTGATGTTCAACCCCGGTTTCGACTTCTGAATATCGGACAAGGACTCGAACGTCGGGTAGAAGACGTCACCTTCCGAGTCTGATGATGTGCGAATATACTCGGTCACCCGAGCGATGTCCTGCTGTCCGAACTCGTTCTGGATCTGCACGAAATCACCCAGGAAGAAGTCCTCGTTGTAAGTATACATGGACTGTTGGGCAGCCTCACCCGAGAACATCTCGATAGGCATATGACGCCAAAGCTCAGTATTGCACTGCTCGTGAATCTGGCGATGGATGGATTTCGGGTCGTTAGGGAGAACGCCCTTACCCCCCAAGGAATCCTGCATCATGCCGTTAGTATGCTCGACAGATGGCGACTTGAAATATCCCTCGCGCAAACCAAGTCCGGGGGTTCCCACCGTTACGGAGTTGTTCTGCATTGCGTTATTAGAAGCACTACCGCCAAGATACTCCGCATCGAGAGTTAGTTGTGTGGGGATTTCGAACTTGACCGCTCCCGAGAATATTTTGGTCCGCGTACCTACTTTGGACTTGAAGTAGGTGGCCTTGGATAGGTTGTCATACTTCGGAGAGAATACTACCGGTGGCCGTTCGCCCTGGTTGAATGTTCGGTTTACGCCGTTGTAGGTGTATCCGTACCAATAGTATGGGTCCTCCCCGTCGTACTCAATAGCCCAGCCAGACATGGTCAGATCCGTCAACTCTTGGACTACCTTGTACCAGGAACCTTCCATACTGTAGGGATCCTTATCGTAGTCTGGATAGGCCGACCAACCGGACGCATTTCGTATCCTCATATCGCGGACGGGTCCATCGCTACTAACTTTGATGTTGCCGATGTCTAACGATGAAACGGGGCGCCCCCGCCGAATCCCATCTGGCAGCTCGTCGACCGAATACCACCCGAAGCCTTTTACATGGCGCTCGTGTGACGTATCAAGAGAGTCCCGCTGCTTGAAGAGCAGGTTGCTGTAGTGTTTGACCACATCTTTGACCTTACCCCGGGTTCGCTCCTCTTTGCAGAGGATAGTCCCCTCCCAAATCGGATAAGGATGCATGACGCGTCGGTCCAATATGGACTCAAGACTTCGACCGCTGACCGTTAATAGTGACTGCTTGCTGTACTCAGTATTGAGCTCGATCTGCTCGATAATCATGAGCTTGTTCGTGCCCTTGGTGTACAGATAGTAGTCGAGTTGATAGATCTGTAGGTTCTCCAGGGTTCCAGGAACCGTAAGCTTGAAATCACCGAACCCGTGAAACCTCTCCGTCCAGATGATGGACTTGTAGTCCTCGCAAATATGCTGGAGGATCATAGATTCATCAAGAACCGCAAGATACATGTCACACCCCCTGGAAGAGAACGTCGGTCGAGAAATATACGTCAGTGAGATTCGGATCATTCATAG